CGCTTCGGCGTATGCCGTGTTGGTGAACTCGCCCTCGACCAGCGCGCCTTGACCGCACAGCAACGCGCGGCGAACCGTACCCACACCAGACAAAGTCTGAACCGGGTTTAGATTCGTTTCCTGCAAGCGCACGCCGAGCATTTCGGCGATGATGCCGCGCCGATACTCTTCAGTCGTCACCTGACCGCGGAAGAATTGCTGGAACGCCGGGTCGCTATACAATCCGGTCGCCTGAATCGGATCGATGTACAGGTTGTACATGCCCGAGCTGTTGCCCACCGGAACGCCGTTGGCCGACATCGTGGCCTTCGCGTTCAGGATCATGTTCATCGTCAACTTGCCGTTGTTGATGTCGCTGGACGACGAGATGTCGGCCGTGGTTGCAGCCATCACATTGCCACTCGACGTGCTGGGACGCAGTACGTACGGCGCGACCGCAGACACGACCGGCTGAGCCAGCGTACCGTCTGCCACCGTGACGTTCGTCGAGAACGTCAGCGTGCCCGACACACCGCCAGGCGATGTCGACACGTTCGAGCCGTCAGCAGATGAACCGGTCAGCGAGTAAATGTCGCTGCCCACCGTCACGTTTACCGGGAACGAGCTCGACACCGGCACCACCTGGCCGAGCGTGTTGAACGTGTTCTGGAAACCGCGGATGTCATCGACCGAGATCGTCGGCCCCGTCGAGCCCAGCGTCACACGAACGCGCGTGTTGCCGCCGAGATACGTGTTGAACAGCGTTTGCTGCGCGAGCGTATCGACCGAGCGGAATGCTTGTTCGCCAAGCGTGTACGCGTTGCGCAGATACAGATCGGCAATCGCAACCTTTTGGGTCACGATGTTGATCTGCATGTTCGCTGCGTACTGCGCGATCGCCAGCACATACTGCTCGACCGAGTAGTTCTGCGGGGTCAGTCCACTGGTGATGTCGCTATTGGCAGCGGGCGACATCGGCGTGGTGTTCGCCGGCAGCAAGCCCGTGCGGGTCTTGGTGATGGTTTCACCGATGTTGGCCGTGAACGGCTCGCGATCGGCGATGTCACGGAAGCCGAGTTTGGCTTTGAGCGGCAGGTTGAACTGATGTTCAAGCAGGCCCGTTTGGATCACGCTTTGCAGCGCGGCCGGGAGGTTATTGATAGACATAGCGTGAGTCCTGTTAAAACGAGGAATGAAGGGGGGAATCGATTGCTTTCCCCTCGTCGTCAGGACTCACGGGGTAGTGCGGGTACGGCTTAATGCGTTTTGATCTTCACGCCGAGTTCGCGCGCTTTTGCCTGAAGTTCGGCATCCGTTGCGGTCTTGGCGTCGAATGGCTTCGGCTTTTCCTTGGGAGGGACCGGATCGATGCTGCTGCTGCTCGATGCTTCCTTGAAGAGATACGGCTTGGCTTCTTTCAGTGCCTTGAGCATGTCTTCGGCACCCACCACTTCGCCCTTCTCGTCAAGCTTCACGGTCGACAGATCGGCCAGTTTCAGCCCGTCCAGATCAACCATGCCAGCCTTGATGGCTTCGGCCTTGAGTTCGGCCCGAATGATGCGTTGCTCGGCGGCCGTGTGCGTTTCCTTGACCTTGGCATCTGCATCCGTTGCGGCTTTCGTCGCACGGGCTTCGGCTTCGGTCTGCGCGAGCGTCGCTTTGTCGACGGCTTCCTGAGCCTTCTTCTCGGCTTCGTTGGCGCGCGTGCGGTATGTGGCGTTTTCTTGCCGCAATTCCTGCACGTATTCGCGGGAGAACGTTTCCTTGCCTTGAACCGGAACCACAGGCGCTGTCGGCGCCACGTGCGTGGCATCGTCGCCTTCTGGCGACATCAAGCGGTTCTGCATCATCATTTGGCGCAACAGGGTAGGCATCTAGCCCTCACAAATAGAAATAGCCGCATCGAGCGGCTGTAGTTGATATCCGGCATCGAGCCGGGGTAATGCGGGAATTATTTACTCGGCGATCTTCGCCTGGACCTGCGCGGCTGCATTCCGCTCGGCCATGTCCGCATCTGCAAGCAGCTTCTCAGCGGCGGGGTTCTCAATGTCGTATTTCGCAGCCAGAACCTTGATCGCCGTTTCGCGGCTCAACAGGCCGGCATTGCAGAGTTGATGAAGCGTATTCGCCTCCATCTGCATGTCCGACATCGTTGGCGGGAACCACTCGGGCCAGCGCAATGAAATGCCCTGTTTGTGATCGATCTTGCCGACCTTCTCGCCATCCTTGAACACGAGCGCGAAAGCCTGAGACGCTTTGGCGATCATGCAAATGAGTTCGAGCAGCGCGCCCTCGCCGTAGCTGATGCGCAACCGGTCAGCGAGATTGATCAGCGCTCCCTGCATGATCTCCATCGCGCGGCCGGACTGAGCCGTGGCCATCTTTTCGGGGCTCGTCTGATTGCCGTGCATCGTTTCTAGCGCTATCTCGCGCAGATGCTTGACGTATTCGAGGACGGCAGCAGCGCCTGTGCCGTTGATCTCCAGCAGCTTGGCATCGCCTTGCTCGCTGACGATCAGCGCATTGGCAGCACCCTTCACGGTCGCGCCTTTGTTGCCAAACAAAGGCTCTTTGATGAGCAGCGTCGGGTCGGACGTGTACTTCAGTCCTCGCCCAGCTTGCGACAGCTGATAGTCGATCTCGATCTGCGTCTCGATCGCTTCGTTCGGGAACGTCGGAAGTCCATCGATGGCGTCGCCGCCTGGCAGATTCTTGATCCATACGACCGGCACGAAGCCTAAGTCATGCTTGACCGTGCGCTTCTTGTCAGGCTTGGGAACAACCGGCTTCAGTTTGGCCTCAGCCACCTTCCATGGCGTGAACCATGTTTCAGCAGCCTGATCCCACACGCGCTGGAACCAGAAATCGGCCTTCAGATCATCGTCGGCAATCGTGTAACCGGTCGCTCGGAGGCTTGCGCCTGAGACCTTGTACAGTTCCGTGACGGCTTGCAGCGTGTCAGGTGCCTTCGGGTTCCATGTCGGCGTGAGATACGATGTATCCATCACCTCGAAGAACACGCGCTTGCTCAGTACCTTGAACAGGATGGCCGCGCTGCCCACGCTTCCGTGCGTGGCTGCATCAATCATCACCTGATTCAACGCAGACTCTTTGATCAGCTTCTGAAGCGCTTTCTTCTGACCCTCGTCCTTGAGCTCAACCGAAGGGAAATGCGCTTCGGAGAACAGCAGCGAGACCGAATCGTCAACTACCGTGCGGCACAGATTCGAGCGGACGCTCGGCCGGCGCTCACGTAGAGGGATGTATTCCTCGGCGTCGTTCTTCTCTTTGCCGAATGCGTGCTGGAGTTCGTCGTACAGCGTGCCTGCCAGGACGCGCTGAAGGACCTGGATTCGGAATGCGCGCTCCGGGAAATCCTTGTCCTGATTGAACGTTTTTTGGAGGGTCTTGAACATTGGCGTGTCGGAAGCCGCGCACGGCCGTTATCGAATCATGTGTGGAACGTGGGCACCATGCGTCGCAATACCCTTAATGCTCGGCCATTCGACGTCCACGCAATACCCGATGGCGGTCGTAATGTGCTGGTACTTGTTCTTTTGGTCTTCCTGAAACGTCGATCCTTCCTGCAACTGGACCGTTGCCAGACCTTTGTCGCACCACTTAGCGGTCGTCGGATTGACGAACAGGCTGCGCATGCCGTCTGCGGTGCGAATCTTCGTGCGCACCGCGTTCTGCCGATCCTTGATGGCCGGCGCAGCAGGCTTGACCTTGCGCACGAACCGCCAGTTATGCGCCTTCAGCACGCCTTCGATATCGGTGTAATCCGATGCGTGACCGTGTTTCTCACCAGCTCGCCCAGCAGGATCGCCATAGATCAGCACTTCGCGATTCTGGTGATTGACAAACTTCTCGACAAACTCCATGGCCGATTGCTTGGAAATGGCGCTCGTCAAAACGATTTCATCGAGCAGATAAAGCCCGTTGTCGCGCCGCACGCCAATCGCGGAGGACAGCGGCGTAAAGTTCTGGTCATGCATCCACAGCAACTGTTCGTGCGGCTGAATGCGCGCGTCCGTGTGGTTTGTGCGGTCGTAATCCTCG